CCATAACATTGTAACTGGCAAAAAATGGAAGATAGTTATTTAAGCGATTATAAAATTGATACAAACGTCGTTTGGTTCCCGCAAAAGGGTCCGCAGGAGATATTAGTTAACTGTCCTATTACCTTAATTGGCTATGGTGGCGCTCGTGGAGGCGGTAAAACTGATGGCGTACTCGGTAAGATGGCAGTTGACCAGGAGCGTTTAGGTAAAGACTTTAACGCTATCTTTTTCCGCAAAGAACTACCCCAGGCTGATGACCTTATTGAGCGAGCCAAGCAGATTTACCTACCCTTAAAAGCTCATTGGCAGGACCAAAAAAAGCAGTTCACGTTTCTTGACGGTGGTAGGTTGCGGTTTAGACCATTAGCTAACGATGCTGACGCAGAAAAGTACCAAGGACAGTCGTTATCCCACGCCGCTATAGAGGAGGCGGGAAACTATAGTGACCCTAGCTGTATTTGGAAGCTATTTGGAGCGCTCCGAGGTAAGGGTGGTGGTCAGGTTATTCTTACTTTTAACCCTGGCGGTGTAGGTCATAGCTGGCTTAAAGATTTGTTTATCAGACCAGCGCCAAAGGGCATGAAGGTATTGCAGAAACAGTTACCCAATGGGGCTAGTTTTGACTACATTTACATACCAAGTAGGGTTCACGATAACCAAATCTTGCTAGCTCGTGACCCTGAGTACATTAACCGCCTACACATGGTAGGTAGCCCTGAGTTGGTACGGGCGTGGCTAGAAGGAGACTTTGAAATCCATGAAGGTAGTTACTTTCCAGAGTTTAGCTCTAAACATATTATTGCTCCTTTCAACGTCCCACGACACTGGCCCCGCTATATGGGGTTTGATTGGGGTTATAGCAGTCCTTTTGCTGCTGTCTGGGGTGCTGTTAGCTCTGGACGTGATGATGGAGGTAATGAGGTTCCGTATCCAAAGGGAAGTCTTATTGTCTATCGAGAAATGTGGGGAAAAGGAGTCGATAACGTCGAGCAAGCAACCAGAATCGCCTCCGCTTCCGTGGGAGAAAATCCAATAGCTGTAGCAGATCCGTCAATCTTTAAGTGTGATGGTGGTCCAAGTATTAACGAGCAATTTGCTACGGTGTTTGCCAAGTACAAACATCCTCCATTTAGACGAGCCGATAACGACCGAATTAGTGGCTGGTCTCAGATACGCCAAAGGTTAGTAGCCAATCCTCCACTACTGTACATTTTTGCAACTTGCCCATACCTCTTAGAAACTCTACCATCCATGTCAATAGATAAACGTCACCCAGAGGATTTGGATACGACTGGTAATGACCACGCAGTCGATGCTTTACGCTATATGTGCAAAGCAAGACTTATAGATGCCAAATGGGAACAACCCACTCAGGTTTTTAACAAAGGTGTGATACAGATACAGAGCTACATCGAAAAGATTAGGGCGAGAAACGCAAAAAGTAGAATATGAAGAAAGTTGCTAAGTCACTCGTTAAGAAATACTCGCCCCGCTGGTGGAAGCAACAAATCACTATTTCTGAGGACCGCCGTAAACGCTTTATAGGCGATGCTGAAGAGTCCATTAGGGTATACAACGCCCAAAAGCAGATCGACAGCCTAAAGGACGCTCAGCGCCGTCTAAACGTATGGTGGTACTGTATTAACACCCTACTTCCTGCCTACTACAGCTCTACCCCTAAAGCAGAAGTAAACCTTAGAAAGCGCACAGGTGGCATACCCTACGAGCTTGGTAGCATCATCCTAGAGCGAAACACTCAATACTCCATGGATTGTCACTTTGACTTTGACAGGGTTGGATACAATGCAGCACTGCAATTCCTTCTTACTGGACAGGCTGTTTTGTGGGCTAGGTATGAGCCTAAGTTTGAGACTGTCTTCCAACAAATAGCCGTTATACGCAACGAGGACGGCTCTTACTCTGATGGTAATGGTAACCCCTTTACAGATGAGCTAGAGGACATTACAGAGGCTCCAGGCGGCATTTTATTGGCTTCTGTAAAGGTAGAACAGAAGGTAAGTGAGCGAGCTATTCTAGACGTAGTTCAGTATAACGATTACTTCTGCTCAGACGCTAGAAACGAGTCAGAAATAGAGTGGCAAGCAAGACGAGCGTTTCTTGATAGAGACCAGGCAGAAGCACTCTTTGGTCCAGAAAAAGCTGAGATGCTCAGTTATGACAGCTTTCCAGAGGTCATTAAGAAAGAAATCGCTAGAAACGAGGACAAGTACGACGGCAAAGCTGAAGTGTTTGAAATCTGGTGCCAAGCTACAAACAAGGTCTATTGGATTCAAAAGTCAGGCGACCAAACACTCATTGACGAGACAGAGCCACCAATTAAGTTTGAAAAGTTCTACCCATGCTCCGTTATCCGTCAAAGTCTTGACCCAGATAGCGTTATTCCTGTTTCAGACTACGCTCATGTAAAAGACCAAATCCTAGAGGTAGAGCGGCTCACTACCCGTATTCATGCTGTCACCCAAGCCATTCGCACTAACTTTGCGTACGACTCAGCTATGGGTCAAACCATTGAGCAAATCTTTCAAGACGACCTTAAAGGCGTTCCTGTTAACAACTGGACGTCAAACCAAGGTCGTGGCGGTCTTGCCGCTGCTATGAACTTCTACCCAGTAGAACCATTCATTAACGCTCTAAACGTTCTTCAAGGCGCACGACAGACAGCCCTACAGCAGCTTTATGAAACCTTAAAAGTATCTGACCTGCTTCGTGGTACATCAGAGCAATACAAGTCAGCTACGGCTAATAGACTAGAAAACCAATGGTCTAGCCTTGGTCTTATTGTCAGACAAAATATGTTCACCAAGTTTGTATCTGATGCAATCAGCAACCTTGGTACAATTATTGCGGAACAGTTTGATGAGCAGCGCATCCTAGAAGTAGCAGACGCCGATGAGCTTATAGCCCCCACCATATACCTTCCACCCCCACCACCTCCTCCAGTTGGTCCAGATGGTATGCCACTAGATGAGCCACCTCCCATGCCTGATATGGCTCAGATAGTAGACATGACTAAGATGCAGATTCTTAGCATCCTTCGGGACAATAAGATGCGTAATTACCGCATTGAGATTGCTTCCGACTCGATGATTGCTATCGACCAGCAACAGCAGCAGCAAGAAGGCGTAAACCTTATTCAGACCGCTGGTGGATTCTTTGACCAAATGCGAGGTCTAGTTGATCAATATCCTCCGCTAGCTGAGTTTAGCATCAGCTTCTTTCAAAACATGATTAAGCGTTTTAAGGGAGGCAAAGAACTCGATGGCATCTTTACGAAAGCTCTTCAACAAATTGCGGAGATTGCTAAGGCTAAGGAAGAGGCTGCTAAGCAACCGCCTCCGCCAGATCCAACGATGCAAGAAGTGCAAGGGCGACTGCAAATTGCACAAATAGAAGCTCAAGCTCGTTTGCAACAAGCTCAGATGGAAGCTCAGGATAGATCGGTGCGTAGCCAAATTGAGATGCAAAATCAGCAACTGAAAGCGCAACGTGATCAACTTGATGCTCAAATCGCTGTTCAAAAGCAGCAAGCAGATGAGTACTTCAAACAACAAGAGTTGGCTATTGCTCAACAGGAGTTGCAAGTTAAGCAGTCATCTGTGCAAGTTGATATGCTTAAAGTTCAGTCTCAGGCGCAATCTGAGTCTGACAAGGCGCTCATCAAGCAAGAAGCTAGTCAGATGCAAAGCATCATTGAGATACAAAAGCTTGAGCTTGAGCAGATGCGTATGCGCCTTTCTGAGTCAGAGAAACTCATGGAGGAGCGCAGACTTGCTTCAGAAAATCAACTTGAGCGCATCAGGCTACAAATGGAGGCAATCAACCAAGGTCCTAAGCTTATGAGCATGGGCGGTATGACTGGACGCAAGAAGTCAGGCAAAATAATTACTGACGATAACGGCAACCCAACCGCTATAGAAATAACAGAGCAACCAGAAGTAAAAGTACAACGTATAACACTTGATGAGGAAGGCAATCCAAACGGGATTGAGTTAGACTAATGGCAAACGCAATTTATCCAAAAGCGAAACAAAAGTTCCTTGATGCGCTCATCAATATGCCATCTGACGTTATTAAAATAGCGTTGATTGACACGTCTTTGTACACTTACAACTCAGCAGATGAGTTCTGGTCTTCAGCAAGTGTTGCGGAAGTAGGAACTGCGGTCACTCTTACTTCTAAAACTATTACTAACGGTGTATTCGATGCAGACAATGTAACCTTTACTTCAGTAAGTGGAGCTTCGGTAGAGGCGCTTATCATTTACAAAGATGCGGGACTTACCACAACATCACCACTGATTATGTACATTGACGTAGCGGCAAGTGGTCTCCCTGTTACACCAAACGGCAACAACATTGATGTTCAGTTTAACGCTTCAGGAATCTTTGCGTTATAAGGATATGGTTTATGCCGCAAATTGTAGTAGCTCCAGTGGCGACACTTTCTGAGTTTGAGACCTCCATAAATGAGTTTGGAGAGTTAGTTATTTTTGCAAAGGATTCTAACGGAAACGACATCTCACGGGCGGGGCTTACTATCCCCCCAAGTCCATTTGCGTTGGTTTACAATCCAGTTACGAAAGATTGGTTAGCCATTCCCTTGAGGGACTATCCAGATGGCTGTCAACTCGTACAAACAGTTATCGGAGTTGACCAATGGCAGCGTTAGCAAGTTTTGACGATTACATAAACAGAGCGAGCAACGGCTATATCGTTCATCGTCACTTTGGAGCAGAACTAACAGCAGTAACCACAC